AAGAAGCAAGATAAATAGGGCCAGAGCCACCGGACTGCTTTTTAACCAATTCAGGATAGAGTGAAGTTGGGTTGTCATAAATGTGATTAGTAAAAAGAATAGGCACACGAGCCTTAGCTGCTTTAAAAGTTAAAGCACGCATCATAGACTTCATTGCTTTAGCCTTTGTACCCATATCTGCTGCATCCTTACCTTCTGTAACGTCACGAAGCTCTTTAGCACTTGCTAAGTTACCAAGACTATCGATAGCAATAATAACCTTTAAGTTAGGATCATTAGCTGCAATAATCTTATCTAAGAATGTAGCGATTTGGTTACGGCAATCTTCTACTGTTTCAACTGGGTAATACTTTAATCGTTTAGGATCAATACCAACGCCTTCTGCAGATTGCTTATCTACTGCTGCTTCTGTATCCCATACTGCAGCAAAGTAACCTTTCTTTTGAGCGTTCGCAATGATCTTATTAACAATAAGCGTCTTACCCGCCCCGGAAGGCCCGGAAAAACCAGTAACCCTACCAACAGGAATACCCTTGTAAAGAGATCCAGAAAAGATAGCATTAAGTGCATAAGAGCCTGTATCGATCCAGTCGCCTACAATAGAAAGAGAGTTATCATCTGAAAGCAGAGACGCATCTGCATTTAGTGCGTCTACTGCCTCAAAGATGTCTTTCATTGACGAAACCTTAGTCTCGTCATTGTTTTCGTCTGTACGTGGTTTACGTGCCATATTAGTTAGCGTCGTCAAATAACTTTACTACAGGGGTATTTGCGGCTTGTGCTGCTGTCTGAAACATTTGCGTGTATTGAGCCGTTAAACCAGCTTCTAATACGATATCGCTTTGAACGATAGAGCTTTTCGCAAATGTCCAGTTAGCAAAAGTATCGCGGTCAGCTGTAAACTCTCTAAAAAATAGAGGGTAGAGTTGAACTTGAAGTTTCTTGTCTGGTGTTGGTGTAACGTTTAAAATACATGGTTTAGTAACTACTAATGTTGCATCATCTTGTGAAACAAGGGTCGCAATAATAGTGCGTTGAATATTATCTAGGAATGTTACGATTTGGTTATCTTGGCTCATATGTTTATATTAATATAGTTTTTGTTTTAATCAAGGTTATTGGCGAGGGAATTTAAAATAAGGGTGCTTTACGTCAATAAGACGTTTATCTAATAACTTCTTACTTGATGCACGAGTCGGTACGATGTCCCAACCACCGCGACGAGCATAGAAGCAAGTTACTAATAGTTCATCTGGTTCTAATAAGTCCCAAAGACGTTTATAAGCAGCTTCACAGATTTCTTCGTGGAAGTGACATTCATTACGGAATGATACGATCCATTCTAATAAAGACTTTTCTGTAACAGCTTTAGATCCTTTATAATAAATGAAAATATCGCCTGAATCTGGTTGTTTAGTAATCTTACAGTTAGACCGTAATAATGTACTCATACAACGATACGATACATCAGTAATTTGATCGTTTACTTGTAATAGTTTTGCGTCTTCATTAAATACAGTAAACTTAATCTTTTCTGCACCTTTAGACTTTTCTAATACAGGCCAGAACTCTTGGTTATAGTTATTATACCAAGCATCGCGTTGAACATTAGTTTCTTTATCAACTGTTTGAGGAAACAACTCTACTTTAACATCAGTCTCTAATAATAAAGATAAGTCTTTAGAAGCTGTTTGCTTAATGTTCTTAAGTACTTCTTTAGTATTCTTACCCATTTTCTGCATATTAAATGAGTTCCAGTATAGCTTCATTGACTTAGACTCTACAATGAAGTCGTTCTCAGCAGAATAAACTACTTTAGCAACACAAGTAACGGGTAAACCGTTATCTGTTAATGCACTACATTCATAACCGTTCCAAATGTCGTAACCTACGAAAGGTAAGAAACCGTTCTTAAGATCAAGATGGGTACGGTTACGTTGGCGCTCTTCACGCACCAAAATCTCTGGTGTGTAAGTGGTAGGAGAGTCAACTCTCTGACCAAGTACTTTGTCAATATTATTAGTATTATAGCTCATTGGTGAAATCTTTCTTTATTATATTAGATATTGTTTTTACTCTATCTTCTACTGAACCCATTACATAAACAAGTTTATTAGCAGGCATCGAATGATGTTTAAGATAGAAATCAAACTGTTTAACAACTCCGTCAAATAACTCTTTTTGAGTACTTCTTTCTCCGTCATCTTTAAGTTCTAGTTCAGGTACGATATAAAAAATCCTGTCATAAACCTTTAGCAACTCTTCATAAACAGTTAAAGCTGCTTGATATACTTCTTTATTAACCTGTCCTTTTTCATAAAAATAAGTTGTATAAGCAATACCGTCTAAAGCACCTCTATCTAGGATCCAGTTACCCGGAGTTAGACCATACTCTAAATGTCTAGACATTACCAAGTATTGAGTCAACGAAGTACCACCTTCATTAATAGGTACATTAAGCTCTTTTAAACCTCTAGTAAGATTAGTTCTAAATGAAAAATGATAATCACTAGAAATAGTGATATCATCTTTAAGAGCTTTTACTAACGTTGTTTTACCTTGTGAATGAGCGCCACAGATTGCAGCTTTATAGTTTGTTCTCATAGTTTATTATTTAATAGGCTTTTGCGCATAAAGCCAACCCAATTTTCGATTGCTACTTTATGCAACTTACCGATATAATCATTTAAACTATTAAATTCGTTGTAGATATTCTTGCTGTAAAACTCTTTCTCTGACACTACTTTACCAGCATCTACTTCTGGTATTACTTCGTGAATAACGTGACCGTGTTGATAGTAAGGTCTTTCAGCATGACTGAACCATACTTTAGCTTGTGGGTCTTTACCTTTTAGTTCAGGAAACTTAGTTATAAGACCTGGATGTCCATTATAGATTTTAAATCTACCACAGATCTCAGGTGGTAGTATACGAAGATAACCGTGAAGTGTAATAATATCGGTATGTCTAATAGCTTCTCGATATTCTTGTACAGTCGGCTTCTTAGGTAAAAATATAAAACGATCAAAACATCTCTCTAAGAGATTAGGATTAATCTTGTCCATCTCTTCAAAGCTTTTATTAGTTATGATTGCATCAGGAAACCTACCGATATTTTTAGATATCTCATATATCTCAGATCCACTCTGAGAAAAAAAGGTTTTCCATATTAAGGTACGTTTCATATGTTTAGACGATACCCTATTGTATTATCACTAAAGAAAATTACAAGTGTAAAGTCAACAATACCGTGTTTTATTAGGTAAGGTTTGACGTCAACAAGTTCTCTTACCGGGAGTTCTTGATTACGAATACAATCCCAAAAACAATAATCCCTAATAGAAATATTATTTGCCAAGAGGTGGGGATAATTAGCATATACAGAATTAGTTATAGTTTCTAGTGTTGTCATCCATTAACATAGTTTCTAAACTGAATCAGATTACTTGCAATGATTTTTTCTTGTATTTCATCTGGTACTACATCTAAAAGATCTACAAGCTTAGTAGACTCTTTCTTCCAGTTACCTATTGCATCAGTATATCTTATTCTTTTAATACCGTGCACAATAGGAGATGAAGTATCTAGCGTTTCTATCCAGTTATATTCAGGTCCTTGATAGAAACTAAACTCTCTAGGGTGTGCACAACCTAATAAGTGATGAGGTTTATCTTTATTAATAATACCGTCATTCATTAACTGAGTTAAAGTTATTACTCTACCCATCATATAAGATACCCACTTGTTAGGGTGTGGAAATAGTTTAAGATAATACGAATAGTCGAATGAAATAGCTAACTTATCTACATCGATTTCTTGATCTAAGGTTACATAACATTTAACTAGTTCTGCGTAAGTTTTACCTTGTACCACGCCAATAGTTTTAGAACTACTAACAAAGTCCCACTCTCTCCATAAACATTTCTTAGCAGATTCAATCGTACCATTACAATCTTCTAGTACATCAGGTATAATATACTCTGTAGGGTTTAACTTTTGTATCCAGTGAGCATAACGCTTAGGATCAAAAGATGTACCTAGCTCAAATATAGAGTTGTCTAATAAAACGTGTCTACCAGCTTTAATACTATCTTCAAAGAACTTATAGTATTGCGGGTGAGTTTCAAAGAGGTGCACGAGTGCATAGCAGTAATCGTTGTATGTACGAGAAATCTCGAGCATACTTAAAGGTGATTCATGTGATATTTTAATCATGAGAATATGTCAAATAGGTCTGTTGTTACTTCGTTAGTTAAATCTGGTAATCGCCAACCAATAGCTTCATATACAGCTAATATAGGCGGTTTTATTATTGTATCAAACATTTCAATATAGTCTACTTTAAACTCATTAAATTCAGGTGGAAAGTTGTAAGGATAACAAAGAGTATCGATATTATACTTGTTTGGTGCAATATAAATCTTCTTAACCTTACCACCGGAAGTAATACGTTCGTATTTTGTTTCTAAATGTAAATGCTTCAAAAGCTGATTATACCAAATAGCACCTTTAACGTGGTTTGGAGTACCGGTGCCAACTTTAAAGCCATCTGCTTTAACTTCATACTTCTCTAAGTCACTGAGACCACCACGAATAGCGATTTCGTCAACGTGTAATGTCTTAAACGAATCGTAAACCTCTTTATAAAGACTGTTTGCCTTTATTTGATCCTGTGCTATCAAAGAGTTTTCAATAACCTTCTTAATCAGTTCTTTTGCTTTCTTCGGTGTAGTAGATCTAGCGATTTCAACACCAACGTATTTAAACTTACTAACGTTTGCACCTTCATCGTTTAACACGTGAATAATGTAACGTTTTTTCTGCAAATAAACGCCTACGTCGCAAATCGATTCACGTTTAAAAAAGTAACGAGGGTCAGTAGACTTAAACTCAGAAGCAGACCAACGTTTAATCTCGTTGTTTAAGTACGTACCAATTTCTTTATCGATTAAATCAATACCTTCTGGTGTTACTTTACCGTTAGCAAATAACTTTATCTTAAGCTTATCAACAATCGGTTGAATAGTAACATGAGTGCTGTCAGTGTCGCCATATATATTAAGAGAAACGTTAACACCGTATCTTTCTTTAGCGTATGTATCAAGGATGATACCTGCTTGCTTAACCACCGACTGGCCAGTAAGGGTAATGCTACCAGCGTGATCACTATCACAAATAGGGCTAAACTTATTAGCAAAAACACCGTAGATAGAGTTGAGAAGAATCTTGATGACATGCTGGATGGTGTCAGCTCGTTCCATATTAAACTTACACGTTTTGTATTCATCTGTGTCTGGGGTTAAATTACTTAGCTGTTTCTTATACTCAATGTACTGGTTCTTGTTTTTAACACGTTCGCTGTAAAGACCGTCAATCAACGAAGGTACAACACCTTTCTTCTTCTGTGTATACAAAACGTTAGCTTTAGATATAGCTAGCTTTTCAAGTTCAGCAAACTTAGCAAACTTTTCGTTAGATAGTTTATACTCTTTACCACTAGCTAATAACAAAGTAGTGTCGGTATCGTCTTTAGCTATAATCTTACCTATCTTAGTTTCTGGCGATATATTAAGAGTAATGATAGTATTAGGGTACAGAGAGTTAGCATCGTAACTCACAATAGCAGTCTTTAAACCGCGTTCTGGATCTCTAACGTAACCGCCTTCGATTTCATCTCTAGTAGGACCAGACACGAAAGTAGGTATAACCATACCGTGTTTATATGCTTCTAAAGCAACACAACCGGTAACGATTTGTACTTTACCTAAAGCCGCTTCAAACGAGGTTAACCCTTTATAAGCCAACATACGAATGATCTTAAAGAACTGTAACTTCTTTTCCATTCGTACCAATAGGTCAACGTCCTGAATATTATAGTCAACAAAGTTGTTCCAATCGTCTTCTGATAGAGAGGCTAAGTTAGTAGCATTAATAGCTAGTTTACCTTCACCTAACTCATGCTGTGCTACAAAGTTTAGTGCATAGGATTCTAATAAACCACGTGCAAAGCCTTTGTACACTTCCATATAGTCCATAGCTGATACACCGTGAATGTACCAACGATCTAACTCTTGACCCTTAACAAAGATACCTTTACGGCACCAAAGACTTTTTAATGGTGATAAGCGTTTAGCAGCGTTTTCACCTAATAAGTTGTTAACACGGTTAATGGTATAAGGAAAGTCGAAAAAGTCTGTATTCCACCCAGACAAAATGTCGGGGTAATAATCGTTTTCCCAAAACTCTAAGAACTTATTAAGCAAGTCTATCTCACCACTACACTCTGTGTATACTACGTTTTTACGAGAAGGCGTGTAAGGTTTACAACCCCAAGTATAAAACGTTTCAGATAGGTTATCGTATATTGTTATAAGATTGATAGGGTGTTTAGCATCCTTAGCTTCAGGAAACTCATCTGGTGAGTAAACTTCGATATCGAGAAAACAAACCTTTAATGGGTTAGCAGAAAACTCAGGCTTTTCGTAATCATCTCTAAACTTCTCAATAAGAAACTGTTGTTCTACCTGAATGTTATGATATAAACGTTTAATAGCACCATCTTGTGCTGCTTTATTACGTTCAAACGAGTTCTTAAACACTTTCTTCTTTAACTTAGTGTTAAAGATAGATAACGCATCATGGTTATCCATATTAGTCTCTACATAAAAATAGGGACTATACGGAGTCTTAGTAACAACACGTTTACCGGTTTTGTCCCAGGTAAACAGGTAAGCTAAACTTTCACGAGAGTTATAATATACGTTACGATACACAAAACATATTATGTACCATCTTACTAACTAATCAAGAAGGAAAGTAAACTTTCATGTGCTCTTCAATGTGATCTTCTAACCAATATTTGGTTGCAACCTTACGAGCATCATCCGATTCATTCAAGTACATTCTACGATCTCTTAAAAGCTTCTTAGCTAAATCCATCATTTCATCAGGTGTGTTGAACCGTAAAGGAGCAACAGGGTCTGTGTTGTATGGTGGAGCATCTTGACACAAGCAAGGAATACCTAATGCGCCAGCTTCAAGATACTTGATAGGTGCTTTAGCATAGTTAAACTTATTGTTTTGTAAAGGAGCAAAAGCTAAGTTAAGATTTAAAGAATCAAACGTGTATGAATAGTTATAGAGTGAAGTCCAACCTATATATTCAATATCTCCGGATTGTACTAAGTCTTGTAAAGCGTAAGGGAAACCACCCATAAATATCCATTTAAACTCTTTACATGTTTTACGAATAATAGGCAAGAATGGATCTAAGTCATCCTGTAAGCCAGGTACTCTATCTACATTTAAGTGAGTGGGACTACCGACATAACCGATACGTGGACGTTTTTTGTTACGATCAAAGTTTTCTGTTACTTTTTGTTTGCTGTAAAAACGGTCCATCCAGAACTTCGGTAAATAGTTAGGTAACACTATTGCAGGTACACCAGTCTTTGCGGTATAATAATCTGCCATGTACTTGGTTGGACAAGTAATAGCATCACATAACCTAATAATCTCAATAGCTGTTTTACCAATAATAGGATCTACGAAAGCTGCACGAGACTTATTGTATAACGGGATATCCTCTGGGAAAATAACGTCGTCTATCTCGTAATACATCTTAAACTTGTTACCCTTATTAGAAGTATCTCTTAAGAACTTTGCAAACTCAAGTTGTGGCGGGGTTACTTGACGCTGTATCTTAACAGATTTAACTTGTGCATAGTATCTAGGATCTAAAAGCATCATTGTTGCGTTAGTAATAACGCCTTTACCGGAAGAGTTAATTAAGGCTTCTGGCCAATGCATTCTCCAAAAACCACAACCACCATGATCAGCAGCAAAGCTCATAGCTGTATTAGCTGGAGCGGCTGGAGATGCACTCTGTGGTGTAGCACCAGGAAAATTACTATTAGGTGTTGGTACACCTAAAACTGGTGCACCAAATGGTAGAGCGGGAGCGCCTAATACGAAGGAATTATTCATTATTAAAAGTTGTAGATCTTACTGTTATGCCGTTTTTCTTTTCTAGATATATGATTTCACCGCTTGTACAGTACTTCATACTTTCCTTGCGGTGTGATATTATATACACTGCCTCTTGGTACTTTTCCACTCTATCACGTATTATATCCAATACTAACTCAATACCCTTTTCATCTAATGATGAATCTAGTAACTCGTCAAATACTGATATATTTAACCATACATTAGCTTGTGCTCTACGGATATCTTGAAATGTAAATATCATTGCAAGGTCAATAGCTTTACGTTCAGCTCCAGAAAAGTTAAAGTAACTACACTCTACTCCACGCTCGTTTGTAATAGTCTCTTCAAAGAACTCATTAAACTTAACTGTGCTATTACTTTCAAGTCTCTTTAAGTAGAACGCAAGTCTAAGGTTTAATACTTCAAGTATCTTTTTAACAATAAACGACTTTACACCTTCTTCAGATGTAATAAACTTAGCTGATTCTATAATCTCTATTTTAGCTTGTAAAGTTGTAATGTTGTTTTTAACTTCGGCTATTCTGTCTTCAATCTTCTTAATACTATCTGCATAAACGTTATCATCAACGTTTAGAGCTTCTAAGTCTACTACTAATTGAGATTGCCATTCTTTAAGCTGATTTAAACGGTTATTAACGCTTTCTACTTCTTTTTTACGAATGTTAAAATCGTTTAGTTTTTTCTGCATAGCAGAAATACCTTTTTCGATTTTATCTACATTAGCTTGTGCTTCAGTTAAACGAGGTTTTTCTGTTTTTAATATCTCTGTGTATTTAACTATCTCTGCTTCACAATCTGCTTTATCTTTTTCATATTGAGTGTTAGCAGCTTCAGCAAGATCTTTACCACAATGAGGGCATTTACTATCTACCTTCTTAAGCTTTTTAATACGGTCATTATTAAGCTTAATATGTGTTTCTGCTTCAGTGATAAGTTTATTAATACCAGCTACTTTTTTATCATGCGTTTTTTCAGCATCTTTAAGAGTCTGAATATCTGTTTCTATCTTCTTTTGAGCTTCATTATCTACTGATTCGAGTTTATTAACGCGTTCATTGATTAAAGCAATCTCTTGCTCATTATTACGCTGACGTGTTAATAGTACTTCTCTACGCTTCTTCTTACCTTCTTCATAAGCATCTCTTTGCTTAATGTTATCTTGTAAAGATCTTTCAGTTTCATTAACTTTAGTTAACTCAATATCTAGGTTACGTTTAGTTTCGTTAAAATCAAAACGAGCAATACTTAACATATTGCTAAACACTTCTAAATCAAGTATACCCTCAATAAACTTACGCTTCTCAATCTTCTTCTGAGCCATAAACGGCACAGTGGCGTTAATAGTCATTATAACACTATTTTGAAACACTTCTGATGAAGTATTAATAATATCTACAATGTATTCTGTAGTTTGTGGTACACCTGAACGTGTTTTATCTTCTCCGTTTACAAAAAGAAAACATTTAGTAGGGTTTAACGTGCGTATGATCTTGTATTCAGTTTTTACCCCGCTAATATCAACAGTAAACTCTAGCTCTACTTCACACACATCTTCTGGATAGAGATTGTTTACGATATTTTCTTTTTTTAACTCTCTAATAGTAGAACCATACAATGCAAAGTGAATAGCGTCTGCGATAGTCGACTTACCAACACCATTTGCACGGTCTGCCTTGTCCATATTACGACCGGTAATAATATTTAAACCTGGCTTAAAGTCTACAGTAACCGGGCGCTTGCCTACAGACAAGAAGTTAACGATCTTGAGAGATTTAAAGAATACGTACTGCATTAGACTGTATTATAGTCTCTAAACTAAACTATTCAACGTATCTAGCATTTTTTTAGCCACAGCAACCGTTGTACAGTTGTTGTACAGTGCAGTTTTAAAGCTATCGATATGCTTTTCGTAGACATTTTCTGGTTTTTCACCGCTGTTTAAGTCTTTAAGTACATCCGAACATTCTTTCTTTGGAAAGTACTTTAACGTCAAATCTGGACATTGATCAATATTGTAGAATACTGGAATACACCCGTTACCTAGTATTTCGTAGTGTCTCAAACAATCCCAACCTGCTTTTTTAACTGTTACACCAAATCTAGCTTGATTGTAGTCGTTGTAATAGTCTTTTTCATTCTTATAAATGTAAGTGCTCTTGTTTAAAGGTGTAATGTATGCAGCATTCTTAACTTTATTTGTATTAAAGTTAACTTTACAAGTAGGTATAGCAAAGTTTATCGGAAACATTCTAGGTTTATTAAAAACAAGCTCTCGTTTAAAATAAGGTATACCTTTATTGTATACAGGATGAATATTTGTTTCATCTTCACCATCAATAGCTACGATTTTATTAGTAGGGTAATACTCTAGTATTTTATCTATATAATCATTACATCTCCATATAGATCCGTATACAATAAGATCGAAATACTTGTTTTTAATCTTAGATGTTATATCGGTACGGTCAACTTCTAAGTCAGGCAACACACGAGTGACTGTCATACCCATACCATAAAGCTTACTAGCTTTATCTTGCGGGTAAGTGTCATAGTTGTGTGCTTGTTTATTAAAATCTATAACATCAGCACCGTAAAGCTCTTTAAGACCAATCAGCACAGCATCGTTCTGATAGTCTACATGGTCACCTTTAGTTAGATAAAGTATTTTCATAGAAACTTTAATAAAGATTTAACTCTTGCTGTGGCGGTATGTAGCTTTGAAACTTTGTCAAAACCGGCTTGTGCTATTTTCAGTCTTTCTTCTTCATGAGAAGAATAATAGTTAACTTTATCGATACAATCATCTAAGGAATCGAAATAAACTACTTCTTTACCTTCTGTAAATATTAAATCAATACGAGTGTCTTTATCTGGTCTATCAGCAATAACCATTCTATTAGCTAACATGCCTTCAAATATACGGCGTGTTATCTCTTTATACTGACTGTTTTGTAATACGATTTTACCTCTTCTTAGGTAAGAGGAATGTTCGAGAGCATGTAAACCACTACGAGTATCAAACCTGTTACCTAAACGAGCTCTTACGCTTTGAAAGAACTTATCAGATACATCTCTTGTACACACAGCATCTAAATCAGGCTCAATATTGTACACGTTATCAGGATACATAGCAGTATCTGCAAAGTGTGGAAACCACATTGCTTTGTAACCTTCACTAGTATAGCGCTGTACACATCTAATATCTGGAGATATAATAAAATCAAAATTACCTATAGTAGCTTTTTGATGGTTGTAGTTAAAGCTCTGAGGGTCATCTCCGGACTCTAATACCCATTTGGCAGTAGGGAACTGACTTTTAGTTAGAAGCGGGCTACGAAACATACCATAGTCAAAGTTAATAATAACATCTGATACGAATACTCCTGTTTTAGCTTCTTGTAATAGCTGTTTTATACCATCTTCAGTGTACTGTTCCTGTAGATTCATTGAAGAGTAGCATTTGGTTTTATGACCAGCTGCTTCAAACTCTCTTTGTAAGGCTATTGAAGTATTCCAGACATCCTTAGGGAGTCTAGCGTATAGAAACGAAATATTCATTTATAAAGTATATTCTTTAAATTTTTTAAAGCCACCAGATTTAAAAGGTTCTTCGTTGTTCCATTTTTCACCAAGCAATGTACCTTGATAGTTCATATTTGCTGGAGTGTATTCTGTTCTAGCTGAACCATGCGCGGAAGTACCACCTACTTTATGTTTAACTCTAGCACTGGTTAATACACCGTGTAGTAGTTTGTTTCTTTCTAGGCACATTGAGTAATCGTTGTCTTGATAGAAGAAAAAGAAACGTTCATCTAAATAGCCTATCTCTTTAAATACACCACGTCTTGCAGCAAACACACATCCAAATAGGTGTAAAGATGTTTCATAACCATAATAAAGCTTACTTTCATTAGGAAAGTATAACTTGGTGTGTCGGTGCCAGTCTCTATCAATAGGACTAATAGAACTGATAGCAGAGTTTGTTTCAAACTCTTTTACGATATTTTGTATACAGTTTTCTTGAATAATCAGATCGTTATTTGGTCCCATTACAATATCTGCTTTGCAATGACTCAAACCAATATTGAAGAACTGATTGTAGTTAAACTCGTAAGGTGGTATAATGACTTTAACTTTGGGTTGTTTATAGTCTCCGTTAAAGTTCTTATTAGTTTCAATAACAAATATATTACTAATAAGATTATCAGCTGTATTAATGTAGGAATCAATACATCTCTTAGTTACTTCAAAGCTCTTGTCATCGTTAACAAGAGACAAAATGATTACATCAACTTTGCTCATTTATAAATCTTTCTACGTCAGGGTGCCCATCATATTGATGGAATACAGCTGGTACGTTTTTACTATTCCATTTCTTTTGTTCTTTTATTTGTGCCATATTTAACACAGTAGTCTTAGGTCCTATTTCATACCTAAACTGATCAAAACGAACGACTTTGTTAAGTATTGCTTGATCTATATTAGGGTAGTTACCTACTTTACCTAGAATAACTGCAGTGTCTAAGCACATTTCTTTTAAGAGGTCAGTGCATTGTGCTCTCCAACCAAGTATGGCACCACCGTTAATGATTTCGTATTTTTGCAACAAACCGTATATATCTTGATTATAGCATAAGTTTATCCAGGTAGTATTGGTTTGACAGTTACGTATTGTTTGACCTTCACCGAATACCATTGGTTTAACTGAAACAAAATCAAATACATTTTTGTTAAAATAAACATCAGTAAAGTCACATAAGAAGACGTTATCAGCTGTAGAGATCTTACTACAATAAAGATAAAAGAATATAACTTTAAGAGTGTAGGGAGATAGTGTTAGATCGGCATTATACTTCCTAGCCATTTCTCCAGCATCAACAAACTTACAGTTATTAATCTTTAAATAATCTAAAACATCTTGTTTAAGGTTGTAACCGATGACAGTAGGATTATTACCAGATTTAACTGCAGAATTAATAAAGTTTTCTATACCTTTATTAAGGCTATAGTTTTGTCCATATGTAATGATTTCGTTCATTTATTTTTAATCTGCTTAAGTATCTTTACTACTTGATCTTGAGTGTATATTTTTGGTTCATTAGGGTAATGACCATGCTTCTTTAAGTATAACTCCCGACCACCGTAAACATTTTTATGCCATTGTTCTTTCTTGTTTGCTATAGATGAGTTATCAATAGCTCCTGGAGCTTCTTCAAGATACTTTTCACTATCTGCTATATCAGCAAACCACCAGAAAGGAGGGTGATAACCGGCTAATGCAATACGGTACGTATGATCTACGTGTTCCCAAGCGTTATAAAACTGTTCGTCAATATAACCTACCTTTTCGAGTACTTTTCGTGTAAAGAACGAAAACATTGCTACAGTATGTTCATATAAAGCAATTTTTACATCACCCGGATATTCAATAATCAAACGAGGGTTAGGTGGACTCTTTTGATCAAGTAAATGTCTATTGTGTAAGTCAAACTGTATTTTTTGCTTACGATTAAATGGTGAACCAGGGCCGTAGTTAAAGTGCTGTATACCAGATTCTTGATATGCTTCAATGTATTTCATGAATACGCTCTTATCTTTAATAAGCATATCGTCTTCGATGATAAAAATATAATCACAACCGGCATCATATAGATGCTTCATTGCTTTATTTTTAGATTTACCCACCCCTAAGTTAACTTCATTTTGTAACCAGGTACCTGGTATGTCTATTTGATTTTCAGCTTTACCGTCATTAACCACTACTAACTCGTCTACAACATCCATAGGAAGTGTAGCGATTAAAGACTTTAAGTAATCGTTTCTGTTACAGGTGATTATACCAACACCAATTTTCATGTTAAAAATACATCCTTATATTGTGTAATTACAGACTTAGGGCTAAATTTCTCTGTAAACATGTCCCAGTTTTGACTACGCAAATACTGTACATCTAGACCTTTCATAATATTAACTAACCCACTATAATCATGATATATTATAGCTTTATTACCTAAATGATCCAAATGTGCTACGTCGTATCCAGAGTATCCAGTGCCGCTCCATGTCATGATAGGCTTATTACAGGATGAAAACTCTCCTACTGATAGCCCGAACGTTTCACCTATTTGTCGTGCATGTAACATAATGTCACAAGCATGAATAAAGTTAAATATACCCTTTTCGTTACCTACCCATGGGAAAAAGATTGCTCTTTCATGGTTAATGAACTGATTAGTAGATAAAAACAAAAAGTACACATCTTTTCTAGTATTTAATACAGTTTGTACTGCTTGTATTACAAATGGTAAATCGAAAGACTCTTTACCACCGTGTCTACCTATTACTAAAGCATCTTTTGGTATGTTTAATGCGGCTCTAATATCTTTAGTAGGTTTCATACCTTGTATGATATGAGGTACATATGCAGAAAGACCAAACTTACGTGCTAATGCATTAGATACAGCAGCAAACACATCTCCGTGAGGCTGTTTACCATCAAATATATAATGAGTGCCTGTTTTACAGTTTTCTGGGTTAATCTGATCATTAGAGCCTGACTTCATCATTTGTATAAAGTCAATCTTCTGTTCTGATACTATTTTTTCGATTTGACGTTTAACATCTGCTGCAGGTGCTCTATTTGCATTACCGTTGTATTGAAATACTTGAAAGTCTTTCTGTATTCTAGGTAAACCTTCATTAGGGTCATCATGAGTAGTAATGTACACTACTTCATGCCCGAGTATGTCTCGAAGTGCTAAACCATAATCATATGGTGTTTTGCCTGTGCCTCTACCGTCAAATTGGTTTGAGTGTATTGCTATTTTCATTACATTTTAAGTGCTCTAGTGTACAAATCATTAACATATTGTTTGGTAAGATCTTTACCTTTAATATCCATAAGGTCTATAAACTCGCTAATAGACTTCTCAACACTAATGTTAAACTCTTTATTAGCCGCTTCTTCTATATTAACCTTACTCTGTTCAGTTACATCGTGTTCAATAGTAAACTCTACAGGCTTAATAGCTACTAACTTACGTACTATAGTTTCAAGTGTGATAGGATCTACTACCTTATCTACAACGAACTTAACAATGTTACCTTTAATAGCAGCTTTAAGAGTTTCAGAAGTATATGTACCGTCTGATAGCTGCGTATATTGTAAACGCATATACCTTGGTGATATATTGTTTTCGATAAACTTATACGTTAAATCTGAAAGGTCTAAAATATATAAACCTTTAGTGGTACCGAAATCACCCCAATCTTCTTGATATGGTGAACCTACATAAAGTATTGTACCGTCCTTGTATTTGCGTTCTTCTCTATGATGAAAATGACCTGTAATAGTTAAAGGTGCTCTATCAGTTAAATCAGAAGACTTTAAACCGTTAGTACATACCTTGTAAGAGTTCATTTTAAAACTATTAATCTCAAAATGACCTACAATCAAATCACATTTAGGTACTTCGTTTATATCTTGACCCCATGGACAAAAAGCTATTTTTTGACCTTGGAGTGTTTCGACTGTAAGTTTATCAACAACAGTAATATTACTCCAACCACGAAGAATGGAAACGGAATTAACAGTAGAATTATCCCGGTAATAAGCATCGTGATTACCCACGGTAATAATGATATTAAAATCACGTAATACATCAAAGATGTCAGTAACAACGTGAAGAGTATTAACAGCAATGTCATTACGATCATGAAATATATCTCCTGGAATTATGATGTCTTGTATACCGTTCTTTTTAAACTGTTCAGCAGCCCACTTTGCGTGTTCTAAAGCAATCTTATGCCATGTTTCACTGTTACGGTGAACCCCATAGTGTGGATCTGAAAATATACCGACTTCTGTTCCTTTAATCTGCATGTTTATTGTTTGGGTTAACTGGATCGTCAATGCCTACACTAGGTCCAATGACACTATATACTTCTTCTTGATATGCTGCTAGTGTATCTCTCATACGCTTTTCTTTCTTAATACGAGAACGCCAACAGTTAAAAGCAATAGAGTTAAAATACGAAAATGGGTTAAAACCTTTGTCAAAGTTATACTTCTTATCTTTTAATGCATTAAACATATTGATAAGAGAATCGCCAATAGCTTCTTCTTTAAATGTATAGTTAATAAAGTTTGATGCATGTGCTAGTCCATAAGCAATGTTACGTATCATCACTGCAAGGTTATCACTCATTACATCTGTTTCATAGTACTTGCGAAGTTCATCAGTAAACTCTTTCGGGTTTACATAATAAACCTTCTTAGCTTTAGCAGATTCACTTAAAGGTTTTTTAGGTTTATCAGCTTTAGCTATTTTAGTAATCTTTATAGTAGACGGCTGTTCAGGCGGTTTCTGTAATAGTTTTTTCGGTAATTTTGATTTTTTCAAGGTCATAAAATTCTTTTCGTTTGTCGTAGTGCTTAATACCATAGATTAAATCGTCAACAATATCAACTAACGTCAATATGTCTTTGTTTTCGTGAACACGTAATCCACGACCAATAGACTGTAGAGTTTTAATCTTTGATTTACCGCCTGCAGCAAACACTATATAATGTATGTTTTTTATAGAAATGCCAGTAGAAAAGATCTTACTTATGGCAATACATACAACATTATTATGTTGTTCCATTATTTCTTGTACTCTGCGTCGTTCTTCAACTTCTACACTACCTTGTATAAAATAAACCTGTTTATCTGTTAAAGTGGATAGCTCTTTATAAAGATTATCACCATGTGCAATGTGATCTATAAGAATAAGGCAGTTATTTTTAAAGTTATGTGCAAGTTGTTTGATTACTTTATTTCTGAACTTACTATTATGTATGTAATCAAGTTCTAGTAGATATCTTTGTCCAGAAGATACTGCCGTATAATCTGGTTTAAAGTCATAATCTAGCTTAATAGCTAAACATTGTGCATTAGCAATATACTCACCACCAGCTGCAGCTCTTAACTCCGTAGTTGTCTTTTTAAATATAACCGGACCAATAAAGTTATTAATATTCCACGTATCAATGTTATTTTCTGGTAATGTACCAGTAAAACCTATACGTCTCAATGTAGGTACTTTGTCAAGTAGCTTACATACTTTATTACCTCTACGTAACTTATGACATTCATCTACAACTAGTAATCCTACTTTACTAAACCAGCTAATATCTGAGCTTTTACTCTGTAAAATACCCATATTAGCAATAATAACCCGGGCATTAGGGTCAAGTTCAGTGTTGCCAGTCCACTTACTCACTATTTCTATAGGAAAGTTATAGGAAGTAAAGTCTTTATATGTTTGAGACACTAGACCTAAGTCTGGAACTACTATTAGTATTTTTTCAGTAGGTTCTATTTGGTGTAATGCAGCATATACTAGATTAGCAATGATTAAAGTTTTACCACCACCAGTTGCCAACTCTACTACCCCATAACCACTGTCTAGTGCTTTACTAACTGCTGTTTCTTGGTAATCTCTAAGTTTAAACTCACTATTTAACGTTTTAAAGTTATCAGTATTAAGAATATGTGTATGTTGTACGATGTCTTTATAATCTTGATTAACCTTAATTTCAAATGGTATGTTCTGATTATTTAAAAACTCTATAATACCAGGTACTAGCCCTATACCGCAATAACCAGCTGGTGTAATGGCGTATATACGCTGAGGCATGAACCTAGCAAAACGATTAAAACGAGCGCCCGGGTTCTTAACACTAAAGTGCTCTTTTATACTAGGGAGAAAATCTGAAACGATTTTTACTTCCTTGCGTTTTGGGTCATATTGGAACTCAACTACCATTACGTTGTTTCAAGTTTTTGTAAGTCTATTACGTTTTTGTAGTCGTACGTTAACGAGCTGGTTAGTTTTTCGATCTTTTCAAGATACTCTAAAATGATCTTTACTTGATCGATACAAGCATTAATAGAAACGATATCATCGTCACTATGCATGATTTCATCTCGTGCAGTTTTTGATAAAACAACAGGCGAGTTAACGACTTTTGTTTTAATCTTTTGCTTTTTAGTATGTTCTAGTTTAAACAGTGTACTCTTGTACTGGGTTGTTCTAGCTACCCACTTGTGTTTAGTGGTAGGTGCTAACATGGCTTTCTCTTTTATAGAAAGTTCATCCATTTTTATATCAGCTTCCAGTTCTTTCTGAAAACCACTTATAATTTTATCTACGTCGAGTAAGTCCATAAATCTTACTAAGTATATAGTATTATTTTTAAAAATCTACATGAATAAGTTTAATAATTTGTATAACAAGATATTACAAGAAATGACTACAGGCACGGCTTTTGGTCCTAGCCAAGCACAAGCCCCTGTAACTGGTCAATCTTCCGATTTCTACGCTCCAGGCGATTCAAGAAACTTATTTGGTGGTGGTAAAAAATGGAAACCTAAAAAAGATAAAAAGAAAAAGCTAAATGGTGAAGCTCAGCCTTTATTGCCAATCCAGCGTAGAACATTTCCAGGCGGGATGTAAGTAGGTTGCATGGATTTAGGCCATTGGATAACAAATGAAACTTTCGACAGCACTATTTTGCCTTACGGTTTTATTTATCGTATTACAAACTTGGTCAGTGGTAAGGTCTATTTCGGTAAAAAGCAGATTAAAAGCGTTAAAAAACTTAAACCTCTCAAAGGAAGAAAAAACAAAAGACACTTTGACGTAGAGACAGACTGGAAAACCTATACTTCATCATCTAATGATGTTAATGAAGATATAGTAAAGCTTGGCAAGAATAAGTTTAAGTTTGAAATACTTAAGTTTTGTGATAGTAAGTTTGAACTAGCTTATTATGAAGCTAAAATACAGTTCGATCATGATGTCTTACTTAAAGAAGGATACTACAACGGTATTATAAACTGCCGTATTGGAAGAGCCCCAAATGCATTGTTAAATAAGCTTGCACAACAAAAAAATAACGCTACAATAACTAATAATGCAGGTGCTACCACTCAACTACAATCTTTATCTAGCTGATTTTTCTATAATAGAATCAGAAGTACAAAGTTTGTTTAAAGCTGAGCTATTAAAGTACAATATTACAACATATGATAGTTTACCAAAACAAGACTATCTTAAGTTAATACACTATTTTACACTATCTACGTTATTAAAAGAGTACGCTAATATAGAACACAAAAAGAATACCATATTTTGGATTAATAAAGAAACGTGCCACGCGGATATTTTAACATTTGCAAAAGAAGTAAAGAAGTGTTTCCCGATACTACTTTATGTTACCAACAAACCATATAAAACGGCATTGGTTGACAAGAATACTGCAGAATACCTGGAATTAACAACAGAGCTCAAAGAGTTTAGATATTCCATCGATTATAGCAAGTATAGCTTCAACAAAATCAAACGGTTTTGCACAAAAAACGGGTTAGAAGCGCTGGTTTCAACGTTTAAGCCATGAGCGGATTTCTCTCTATATATTATATAATATTAAGCGAGCGTCAGCGAGCGTTTAAAAGGTCTGACAAGACCGGAGACGAAGGAGCTATGCTCCTGAGTCCCAAAAACCATTAACATATTACTATGTAGTATGTAGTATACTCCTTAAACCGACGACACTTTATATTACTTTATTGCCAATAAAAATCAAGTGCAAATATGCAAAAAAGTCGTAAGTATGTTGTATATGGACGCTATTTTAAGCAAAGTTAAAGAAAAAAGCAGATTTTTAAAAATACTAGAAACCACTATGAAAGAAGACATTGCTTCCGGTGGTCAAGGAGATGTAACTGATCCTAATGCTGTTGGTGCAGGTGTAACTACAGGTGTTAGCGGGGTACAGACTGCAACTGCTAATCTTAAACAACAAGCTTTAGCAGTGTTAATGCAAGATCCTGACTTTCAAGCTGCTCATCAATCTGGTGACCAAACAAAGCTTAACACATATTTTCAGAACCTTTTATCTCAACAAAGCGGTAGTTCTACAACACCTACACAATGAAAAGATTTAACGCAATAGCTAATAAGGTATTTTTAACTTTACTTGAAGCAGATGGAGTACCTCCAGTTGCTGCACCAGGCGCTGATCAAGCTCAAGCACCAGCTGCAGGTTTACCGCAAGATGGTGGTCCTGTAAATGCCCCAACACCTACGCCTGAACCTCAAAAGACTCCACAAGAGATGAGAAACTGGCAAACAGACATTTTAAATACAGCTCGTGTAGCTTTATTAACTGTTAAAAACGATCCAGGTCAGTTGAGCGAAGATGATGTTAAGACTTTAAGTTCTACAGTTACATTACAAAACAAAGACCAAGCTGGTGGTGTTCAAGATATAATGAACAGACTAGCGGGTAACACTTAAGTACCTGTTAGCAAAAGCACTATTACGACCGGTTAACTCTTTACCGTTAACATGTCGTTTGTATTGAGCATTAATCTCGGCTGTATTGTTTGTTACTACACCATCCAGAAACTTTGGAAACTTAGCTAATACCCCATTAAATGCGAAGTCTGTTAGCATTTCTTTTTTAATATTGTCTAAACGTTCCCACGCACCTTGACCAAACTTATAGTTAGTTATTTGCTTAGCTCTTTCAGCAGCTGCATTTATATCTTGTTTTAATAAGGCTGTAGCTTGAGCGTCAGTTAATCCTCTAGAAAAGTTATTTCCTGGGTGTAGTTTGTGTCCGTATGCAATAGTATCTGTGCCACCTTCTACACTTTTATGAGGGTGCCACATACCATGCTTAAAACCAGCTTTTACTCCGTTTTCTACACTTTTCATATAGTTTATGAAATCTGGGGTTGCTTGAAACTGACTACCGTAGTAGTCTGCAAATGAAGATACCTTTTGTACTTGTGCAGGGGGCTCGAAATGGATTGGAGGGGGTAAATCCACAGCTTCAATAATACTTACAAATTTCTTAATACCAGGCATGTCAATATTTACATATTAAGTAAATAAATGCGTGATAATAAAATACAAAAATAAAACATATAGCAGCGAAGATCTGCCTATTTTTTTGTATTTTAAACGTGTAGAAGATAAAAAAGACTTTATAAACCTGCTTGCCATCTATCATAAACCTAACGTATTTGTTAGAGTAAACAGTGTAGATTTTGTTTTAGCTGGTAACACAGTTATAAAGGATAAGAGATCTGCAATATACATTAATATGGAGACAATGGGTGAAAAACGTCACATTCAAAGGTATTTGTTTGATTCTAATGATGAAAGTAATGCAGTAATATCTACACCACCCGATATCAGACCGGTAATATTGGAAGAATGGATCGGTAGACACGCAAAAGACTTAATTTTAAGTTGATATTATATTAAAAGCCCTTACCATAAGTTATGGGCAAATTTACATCAACTAAAGTCATTCCGTTAGGTTCGGCTGCATTTAGACAGCCTTATGCACAAAGTCATTGTCACTTTATTCATGGTTATCGGTTACAAGCCAAGTTTTGGTTTACTTGTAATATGTTAGATCAAAACAACTGGGTTGTAGACTTCGGTGCTCTTAAGCAGCTTAAAAATACTTTAGAAGAATACTTCGACCATAAAACAGTAGTTTGGGCAAAAGATCCTGACTTAGATATGTTCAAACAACTTGAACAACGCAAAATGATTGAACTGGTGGTGCTTGAAGACGGAGTAGGTATTGAACGTTTTGCTGAACTGTGTCACAAATTAGCTAATGATTATGTAGATAGCTTAACTAATGGGCGTTGCTGGTGTTCTAAAGTAGAAGTCTGGGAACACCCAGATAATAGTGCACTTTACGAAATTTAATATATAATAGTTTTATGTCTAATATTGATCCTAATACAACTTTATTTATTTCAGATGATTTTGTGTTCTACACATTAGAAGGCGAAGGCCGTTATATCGGTTACCCTTCAGTGTTTATGAGAATGGCTATGTGTAACTTAACCTGTATTGGTTTTAAGAGCGAAGACTCACCAAACGGTTGTGATAGTTATGTTAGCTGGTCTAAGAAGAATAAAATGACGTTTGAGGAAGTGGCTCAGTTGTTTGAGAAGAATGACTACCACGAGCGTCTAAAAGAAGGTGCATTACTTAAGTTAACTGGTGGAGAGCCTTTTATTCAGCAGAAGAACTTATTACTATTTGTTAAGTTTATTAGAGATCGTTGGGGTTTTAAAAACTACAGCAGAACATTAACAGTAGAGGATGTAGGTAAGCCTACATTACATATAGATTTTGAAACTAACGGTACTATTATGCCAGATGAAGAATGGTCTCGTCTAGGCGTACATGTAACATATACCACTTCACCTAAACTATCTAGTAACGGTGATCCTGCTGATAAACGTTATAAACCAGAGGTATTACGTTATCTAGCTGTACACGATGCTTGCTTTAAGTTTGTAGCTAGACAAGAATCAGACTTAAATGAAGTGTTAGAAAACTATCTTAATAACCCTGATGTAGCTGTACGTTCCAATCAAGTATGGATTATGCCAATGTGCGGTAGTCGTAAAGAACTACTAGAAGTTGGGCCTGCTGTGGCTGAACTATGTAAGAAATATAATTTTAAGTTCTCGAACAGAATGCACTTGCAAGTTTGGGACAAAGCCCTTAAAGTATAATATATGAACGATATTCCTGATCCTAAAAAACATAAAAATATTAGCATTATTAAAAGCATTATCCGCATTATTGCGGGTACATGCCTTTGCTTCGGTGCCTTCTGGGTTACTGGTATATTGCTAATCGTAGCAGAAATACTCGGTATTGTTGAAGAAATGGTATAAC